CTGCGTCTCCTGGTCGAATCCTTCTTCCTTGACAGCCTTTCCTTCCAAAGTATAAGAATCGATACCCTGCAACATCTGTATGGTTGGAGCGGTAAGCCCATAGGCGGACAAAAGGATAGCATTCTGACGTGCGGGATCTGTCTTGTTGCCAAGTTGGATTATTTTGTCACCTGCCTGCGGAATATCGCTGCCTTCCTCGCAGTCATCTACCGACAGGTCAATATAGTTTTCGCCGACAGATAAAACATACCGCCAATAGTAGCGGTTAGCTACATTCTCATAAACTCCAGCCTTGATGTTAAACTGACGACATTGCGCCATGTCTCCGGCTGCGAACTGGTTGATGATGGCTTTCTCACCATCGTCGGCAGTGAAGTAACAACGGTACACGCCACCTGTCGCTACGGGAACATACAGGGCTGCGTTGTCCGAGTCGTAGAGACGTGCCCCGCTTGAATCATACACGGATGCTACGGAAATCTTCTCGACCTTCGTACATTCAATGCTGGCTAGTGTAAGAAGTATCTCACCGCCTACCGACTGTAGTTCCTTGATTGTCAAAGATTCAAACACAGCCTTCAACCGGACATAGATTTCATCAAATTCGGCATACGACCGTCCGGTCTTCGGGTCACGCTTGATAAGGAATCCCGTACCAAGCGCACCGCTGATGAAATTTTGTGATTCTATATTATCGGTTATGACACCGCCAAGCAGTCGGATAAGATAATCCATTGTTTCCTCCTGTGTCTTGTTCAGAAAGGTAGCAAGGGACTTTTTGGATGAGAACACATTACGGTCAGACGGAAGTGTCTTGTCATTCACTCCTATCACATAGATACTTACCCCACCGCTACCGACTACGGAACCGGAGTAAGTCTGTCCTTTGTATGTGAGATTATCAAGCTTGCTTTCTATCTCACCGATACGGGAATAAGCGGCTGTTTCACCGACTGTATATATAGGATGATCGTATGGAATATCCAACGGCCACTCGAAACCGATAATGCGGGATTGACGTCCGTTGGGGAAATACGCTTTATTTATCAGGTTTACTTTAGCTCCGACTTCGTATGTACGAATATTACCCTTATTGTAGATGAAATCAGCAGCCATCTCGCAATCATAGGTGGACGGATCTATCATGGATTTCTTTACATACTTCTTGGTAGTTTCAAGCAACTCTTGTTCTGATTCCGGCATCATCTGTTCAGAGATGAATGCCGTATCAAAGCCGTAAAGGACATATGTGTCTGCCGGGACTTCTTCACCGTCTTCCATATGGGCGGCTTGCGGGAATAACACATCATCAGGAAGTGCACGCCCGTAGTCCTCGTTTCGGACTATCTCAAAGGTTGTACCCGTGTTGTCGCTCTCTTTGGGATTAAGGGCGAAATCCAGTCCGGCAAGTTTGCCCGTTTGGAAAATTAGGTGTAACTCTCCAGGCAAACGGAAATCCTCAGTAAAATTCTTCAGTCCGTTATCCTTGAAGGTGTAGATAGGATATTTATTGTCGGTTGGTTTGTCATCAACCTTTTCATCCTCCCAAGTAGGATCAGGAACTACCGTAGTACTACCAATATACTTGGGATATTCATCCTCAAATATGACTATCTCCTCAATTGCTTCCTCTACAGGCATTTCCACGTTGTCGGGGTTGTCGTAACGTTCATCTCCTATGTCAATTCGTTCCCCTGTGGGGCTGTATCTGTAAGCGTCTACATAGGGAATACCTTCCGGCAGCATAAGGCGTTTCTGGACAACACCGTTCAAGGTCAGTTCCTTGTCATCCTTGCTGAAATAGTTGTCGGGAACCTTGCCTTTTATGATGTTGCCAATCGTATATCGGTCGTTCAAAGAAGCTGTTACACCTTCGGGAAGACGAAGAACATTCGAATCGTCCCCTGTCAGGAAATCCGGATTATAGACGGCTTCAAATGTCCGTCCCTCATTGGACCCGGAAAGGAATGTGACGGTGGTAGCGGCTGACTGCCCGGCAACAAGGGATACGTCAAATGATACAGAGCCCAATATGCCTAATCCCATTCCGATAAGTGGGTTGTCGTAATATGGAATGGACAAGTAACTGCGCAATCTCAATTGTGAAGCGCCTGCTCCCGGTGAGAATGTTTCGGGGAAGGGAAAGACTGTATCTATTTCGTATTGTTGGTTCTCTCCGACTGTTACAGTGCTGCCGCCTATCACTGTCTCTTTCTCCATGCCATCCTGATAATAGACGAAGGATGCGCGGAAAACATAGTCACCGGCCGGAAGATAGTCTCTAGGAACGGGTGATGGTATATAGGGTACGCCAATATGCAAGCGGATACCATTTTCATTATCCTTTACACGGTAAATACCGGTCGCCAATGTTTCAGCTATTTTCTCATCATAGGAAAACTCCCTTTTGTCCCGGTTCAAATGACTTGAAAGGTTGAGATCGGAAGTGCATTCTTCCTTTGTGACCGTACTTGAAGGAAAGAACTTTATATCCAACGTTCTTGCAGTATCGGATATATCCCTTCCCTTGACTTTCTTCACGTCAAATATCAGACTTTTCCTGTAACTGGCGGGAACGTTACGGGTGGAACCGAAAGCATAAACACGGGTCGCGTATGTGGTCTGACTGTCACTTCTCCGCATGGAGTTGACATTCACGTTCTCCGTGTCTGTTAAATCACCGGCTTTGAAGTCTACAGGGGAGCTGTATTCACAGCGTCCGAAATGAATAGTCTTGTTCTCTATCCACCATTCACACTCCCATGTTTCCGCCATTTGGGTAAGAGCGTCTATCAGATTCACATTATCGTATGAAACGAGCTTGGAAGTGTTCGCTACCGTATTATCAATCTCGTATGTGAACTCTTCTTTTCTGAACTTGTATCCGAGTGCTTTCAGGTTGGCAAGAAAGACATTTAAATGCGTGTCAAGGGTAGCGGTGAGGTTCCATCCAGCTTCGCGTCCGGTTGTCTCCGGTGTGTAAAAGAACTTCTTGTTCTTCCACTTCCAATAGTAAGCGTCAAGGCGGAGTTCGTAATCGTAGGCACCAGTAGTTGTATTGTAGGAGGGTTTATACAGGTCTACAAGTTCAAAGATTCCGAGTTCATTATCTACTCCGTCTCCCAGTTGGAAGTACACAGGATTGTCGAGAGAGAACTTCAATGTGATATAGTCCTCTTTCATCAACAGGAAGTGTCTTTTCGAACCCTCATTGATTGGTGTCGAAAAACGGAGATTGCCGGATATGTCTTTGATGTCTACCATAACATCTTCAAAGTTCGGAGATAAAAAAAAGAGTGCCCAATTTTGAGCACTCGCATATACAACAATTACCCTATTGTTGGAATTTAGGTTCTTAAACTTGGGTTTGGTTCACAAAACTTCATCGAGCATTTACCAAAGGTTCTGTCTAAACTCTGCGCATAGGTGATACTCTTACCCAGATAAATCAGATGATAGACATCGTTACTATTAGCCGGAATCTGAATATCAATCACACCTTTGTACAATTCTTCAAAAAAAGCTTTCTTCTTTGACTGATAATCGGATGGGGAATTGCCTTCTATGGTAAAAGCCAAAGAAATTTCTCTCTCATCTAATTTGGGGGCGATGGTTATTATCTGTTTACCGTGTTCCAAACGGGACTTATTTTCAATAAATTCTTTCATGGGGATTGGTGTCCCAAGCGAATTAAGAAAATTATCTCCCATTCTGACTCCCCATACTTGAAAAGCGTCTCTGCCATTTATTAATAAGTCTGCCATAACTAACTATTTTGTTGATAATCCTTTTGTGTTATTTTTAACTTCCGCTATATCCTTCTGCATTTGCTGGATTGGTTTTATTATTGCTCCGGTATTCTCGGAGATTTGAACTAGTTCGAGATATGAACTTGCTATCAAATCACGCGTATCATCAGCAATATTTCTCGTTTCCGTATTTATGGAAATAAGTGCATCCGCTTTCATCGTTAGAATATTTAGTGATTGGGATTGAGCTACACTTTGATTCTTTATTTCTTCTCCGGCAATTTGTAAGGCAGTGAAACGCCCATTAAGTTCGTCTATTGAATCTTGCGAAGCGGTGGCAAAACCTTTCTTTGAAGCTTCTTGGGAAGAGGAAGAAGAACTTCCTGTGTATCCGGTTGCCGCAGCGATTTCATCACGGATCTTCATGGCTTCTTCAACATATTGCATATACTCATTCTGCAAAGCTTCCCTTTCCGATTCAGTCAATTCATTATCTTCCATAGACTTGCCAAACTTTTTCCACCATGCTTCCAACTTATCGCTATACAATTCACCAATCTTATTGGAAAGCATTGCACGCATAAAATAGTCAGCAATATTGTCGGCTGCATCCTCTGCACTTGCATCCATATCCATTAGAGTATCAATGAAACTGTCATACATAGACTCGAATGATATTCCGGTAAGACCTTCATACAGCTTATTAGTAAGTTCTTCCATCTTTCCGGCTTGGTCGATATAGTCATTTAGCTTTTCAGTCAGGCGACCCCCATAATTACCTTTCCCTGTATTCTGAATTTTCTCCCACATATCAACATTACTGCGTAGCATTTTCATTTCTTCGGGAGAAAGTGACCATATATCACCGTTCCAATTCCGACCAATCTCACTGCTTAAACGAGCTATTTCATCTTGATTAAATCCACCCCAGTAATAGTTCCAACTATGATGGGAGTTGGAATATCTTGCCTGTTCTTGCGCAATCTTCTTATAATTTTCTTCTGTCTCCTCTTGTAATTTCTTAGCATCGGTATATGCAGCAACAGATTTTGTCCCCTTACTGGCTTCCATTACATCCGTCAAGTCCTCAATAGCTGTTTGCAGCGTTTCGTTGCGATCGGTTAATCGATCAATAGTATCTTGTACCTCCTTTGCATTGCCACCGATGCCAAACAGTTTATTGAAACCGCCGAAGGTAATTGTGTTCCACATACTCGCACCGGCCCCAAAAACGCTTGAAAAAACATTCTTGACAAATCCATCGAAACCTTGTTTTTCTATTCCGTCAAGCAGAGAGAACACCGCACCGACTATACCACCAATCTTACTGCCTGCTTCAGTAAACGTATCAATAAGACCGGATGCAAGACTTCCTATTTGTGACAACGACATTTCGGATGAGCTTCCAAGCTGCGTAATGGTATCAGCCAATGTTATCAGGTTTTGGTAAGTCTTGTCTGCACTTCTGGTTACATTCGTTTCCGCATTCTGAACATTCTTCTCGGCTTTGTTTTTCTTTTTGAGAGCAGCTTCTTTCTCGGCATCTGTACCACTTTTGAGAGATTTGTTATACTCATCCTGCGCTTGCTTAAGTTCGTCTTGAGCAATGCGTAAAGCATCCAGTTGCTCCGGCAAATCGCCAAGTAAACCGCCTTTGTCGATGATGGTGCTCTGAATATTATTCAATGCTTCGTCAATCACCTTTTTCTGGTCGACAGCCATATTCTTATATTCATCAGAGTTTTTGAAAGTCTTTAGCTGTTGTTTTACCTGTTCAAGTGATTTTTTGGAAACCTTGTTCAAATCACTGAAGATAAGTTCCCAATTGATTTCTTGTTTGAGCTTATCCATATCCACAGAAGACAATGTTTCTTCCATCTGCTTTTGAAGAATCTTCTTATCACCCTCAGTAGTAGCATTGGCTATCTTGTCGTTATATTCTTTCGTTATGGCTTCCTTTTTCTGTTGGAATGTACCATATTCCTTCAAATATTCTCGCATTGCATCTGCTTCTGTCTTTAACTGATTCTTAGTTACATCGGCAATTGCTTTATCCCTTTCATTTTCAGCATTGATATAGAGAGCAGAAATCTCAATAGATTGTTCTTGTGTCAGTTTACCACCTTGTCTTTCACTCAGTTCTTTTTCTTTCTTTTTGATAGCATCTAGTTTTTTTTGATAATTTAGGTCAATCTGTTTCAGCTCTTTCTCAGTACCTTCTTTCATAAGCTCTATCTCAGCTTGCTGGTTATTACGACGAAGAGAAAGAAGTTCTTCGGCTAATTTCTGTTGGTCTTTTACTTGTTTTTCTGATATTCTGTCTGATTTTGAATCGGAATACTTATCTATTTGCTTTTGTGCTTCTTGTATTTGTTTGGTGTATTTATTCCATTCTTCTGAATTCTTTTTAGAAACATCCAAGGCATTACGAGCGTCCTCTGCTTGTTTTTTCTTGTTCTCCCAATACTCTTTATTTCGTATTTCCTCCTTTTCATCCTCTTGCTTTTTCTTTTTATTGGCTTCTGACTGAATTTTCAACAGGTCATCTACATATTTTTGAGCAACTTCTTGTTCAGCTTTAGCTTCTGATAGCTGTGACTCATATTGCCCGTAATATGTACCTCTTTTAGAATCTTCTGAAATCAAGGCATTTATATTATTAACCTTGTTTTGAGCCATCACAAGCCTTGTTTTTGCCCCTATACGCTCACGTCTATTAATTTCTTCAGAGATTTGCTTATTTACAGAGAGTATGTCTAATAATTTCAATTTCTCAATATCCATATTTGAGAAAACGGTTGGCATAAGAGATTGTAATTGCTTATAAGCCCTTATCTTATCAAATTGACTAGCACTTTCATTTTTAATAATAAAATCTAAGTGATTGATTTTATCTTTTTGAAAATCAAAAAGTAAGGACTAAAATCAAAGATAATAGGTAATACATTAGTAACAAAAGTCTTGCTGCACATTGCGTTTCTCTGCATAATCTCAAATATCTCTATCACAAAGATACTGCATATTTTCGAATGCAACAAATCAATCGTTTTTTTATTGAGGACCAGCATTATTTACTGGTCCTCTTTTATTGAAAATCTGAAGGTATATCGATACCTTTTTTAATCCAATAGCAATACCCAATCCTGCCACACCCTATTCGGACAAACGCCCCATTCCAGAAGCTCATAGAACCATCCGATTGTAAGTTTTGTCCGTTTTTTCATACATTAAAATTCATTATATAACTTCCATATATTAATCCAAAGATTCTGCTTCCTCTTCTTCTTCTGCATTTTCAGAGGTTGATGATTGCATAAAGTTGAGGAAAACTTGTAGGAATGCTGTTTCTTTGTAGAAGTAATCGGGATTGTCTTCGAGCTTGTCCTGCATGAAATCGAAGCCGAAGTTTGCGTACTTCTCCATTTTGTCAATGAGCAAGTCAACCACTTTGCGGGGCGTAATATCGCCTTTGTCAAGGGCAATCCAGTCTATTTCAGTACGAGCCACAAGAGCCATGAACATGTATTCGCGAATCTGACCATACTGCTTGCGACCGCCACGAGCCTCTGCCGTTCCCCAATTCTCAATCGCCCAGCCAAAGTCTTTCCGCTTGGCTTTATCTGCCACAAGGTCTTTAGTCTGACCATGATACAGACCAATGAAGAACGCCAGAATATACAATTCATATCCTGCGCCGAACAGTTTTGCACGGGTTTCTTGATAGCTTGTCGAACCCTTACCGTAGTCGCAGAACGCCTTCAGCAAGGTGTCTTCGTATTTCGTTTCCCACTCAGGGCTACGCTTCGCCCAAAGGTTGAATATCTTTGTTGCTGCCATTATTTTATTGGAGTTATGATGGTTCGTATTGTTGAAAGGTCAGTCTCGTTATAGCCCGTCTGTTTCTCAATGCGATATACAGAACAGGTCAAAGCTTCTATTTGCGCTTCGTTCAGAGTCTTCTTGCCCGTCAGTTTGTCCACTTCAAGCAAGTCTTTCGTCACGATAATGCACTGTTTCTGGATTTTGTCGATGATGTTGTAGAAGACGTTCTCTTTGAAGTTCTCAAATGATGAAGTTGGCGCATCGAATATGAGCGGATAATCCTCTTCGCGCTTCAGCGTAGTGAGATCGGAGATAGCAAAGAGTAGTGACATATACATGGTTGTCTCCTGCGCACCGCCCGGATTTTTGATTGGCGTGCCGTTAGAACTAAATAGCTTTATCTCTGCCGAATCGCTCGCTGTCTGTACAATGCGGATTAGGCCACGGAAGTCATTCTTGTTCAGTTTCTCGAAATAATTGTTGGTGCGCTCCTCAAGGCTTGCGAGGAAGCGGCGCAGGTTTTCGCTCTTTGCATTAACGAAAGCCCGCATCACTTTGTCGAGCAACGTATGCACACGGTTATACACTTTCGCCATGCCGGTTGTCGGATTCAGTTGCTCAAACTCTTCCTTCACCTTGTCGTATTCCATCTGGACCTTGGCCAACCGCTCGCGGTAATCGCTAATGCGGTCTTTTGCTCGGTCTCGCTGCTCATAGAAACCCTTGATGTCGCGGAAATTCTTATCAAGCATCGCTTCCGTAAGTCCGTCGGCTTGGATGAGCAAACGGGATTTCTCGTCTTCCAGTTCTAGCAACTCAGCCTCTTTCTCTGCAATGTCTCGTTTGATTCTTGCCACAAGTTCCAGTTTATCCACAACCTCGCGATATTTCTTAGAAATATCTCTCGCCGTCATGCCTCCAAAACTGATAGAAAGCGAATGAAGCTCCTCGATATATTGAGTACCAAAAAGCGGAGTGTCTGGTAATTCTTCTTGCTTGGCCGCAAGTTCCTGCGACTTATGTTCCAAGTATTCCCTCAGCTTGTTCTCCATGAAACGATACTCCGGCGTGCCCTTCTTTGCTGGTCGGCCGCATACCTTGCATACTTCTTCGTCAAGCATCTCTTGCATCGTTTCCCCATCAGGCAGATACCAAGGCAAACGTGTGAAGTCGCTTTGCAGACTTGATGTCAGTTCATCAACGACTTCCTTCTTAGCCTTTGCCGCCGCTTTTTCCTGTATGTCAAGGTCGCTGAGACGTCGCTTCTCTTTGCTCAACGCCGATACCTTTTTCTGAAATTCCTCAAACACATTCTGGTATGGCATCAATGTCCAGAACTCATCGAGTAGGTTCGTATTGTAGCGCACCATCGTCATGGAGCGGAGCTTAGCCAGCTTCTCGCGTTGCGTGTCTATGCGCTTCTTGATGTCCTGAAAACTTTCGCTGGTAACCTGGTGCTTCTCCAAATCTTCAAGTTTCACAGAATAGGTGCTCACCACATCTTCCTGTTTCCTGATGTCGCGTTTTATCTCGTCTATCTGTTGTCCAAGATGCTCTTTCTTACATTGGAGTTCCGAAACCTTCTGCGAAATCTTCTTATCCGACTGGCACTCCTTTGCGTATGCTCGATCGGATTTTGCTTCAAGTTCAGTAGCAACAGCGACATAATCTTCAAACTTGCGGATGTCGGAGAATTTATCTACAAGCGTTCTTAACGCCTCTTTCTCATTAAAAACATTCAATTGGCTCTCACCTTTGAACAGGCAATACTTACGAATGAACGCATCAAAGCACACGTCAATTAGCGAGCTGCCCTTTCGTTGCATACGCTCGGCGCCATTAGTCTCGTAACCTTTGAAAGCAAAATTCGTCACTTGACATACTCCGTTTCTCTTTTCGAAGGTCAGACTCTTCGACACCTCTTTTTCTCCATTATGCTCAAAAAACATTGAAACAGACATGGTGTCGGCTTCATCTTCGTCTAATTCCGACTTGCGCATTTCTGATATGAGCGAAGGGTCTTTCGTCTCATGAGCTGTGTCAAGCAACCACTCCAACGCCTCAAAGAATGTGGTCTTACCATCACCATTGCCACCAATAATCAGAGTCAGTCCCTTTGAAAACTCAAAGGTATTCTCCTTGTAGTAACTGCGGAAATTATTTATTGTTACGCTCTTGATTATCATATATTATTCTTTAGATAGGTTGTTACCATATTATATATTTCCCGTGGGCTGCTCTCCTCATTTACCTCGTTGATAATCCTTGCCACAGTATTCACCACAAGGTTATCAGACACAAGAGCCTCGTCCAAGCTTTGATAGTCAGCGGGATTGTACTCGCCAAACTCTATCAGTTTCTCGTCGGTCAAAACAGCCTGCAAGATTCTGTTGCTGTTATTGTTGTAATGTGCCATCGTTAAAACAATGATAAGTTATAGTAATTCATTATATCCTCCAATTCGTTGATAGTGTCGTCGCTGTTTTCCGAAAGCAACGAGAAATTCCTGACTCGACGTAATTCCGTTGCCATTAGACTACGTTCCATAGCATATGAGCCTTCACCGATATTAACTTCTGGTGCCACCACCAAATCATGTATCACAGCCATGTGCTTGTCGGGATGTTTTCGCAAAATTCTTCCTCGACGCTGTATAAACTGTCGGGGATTACCTGTGCTTGCGCAGAAAATGGCAAGTTCACTCCGCGGAACATCAACGCCTTCATCCAAACATTTCATCGAGGTCAGAACCTCTATATTACCGTCGGCAAATCCCTTCAGCAATTCTTCACGTTCTTTAATGCCAGATGTAAACTTACGTACTGTGACTTTGCTGTCAATGCCACTCACTACAGCGGTATATTCATTGATGAGCTTTTCGGAATAGTCATCGTCTTGTAACTGGTCTGTATCATCGTAAACGTCTGCATCTGCCGTATCTGGTTTCAATCCCTCCGGGACATAGACCAGCGTATATTTCAAGTTACCTTTTTCTTGGAAACGCTGTTCAAGTATATTCCGGAACACCTCCAATTTGTTCTCTGCCTTATGAATAATCCGCTTGCGTTTCAGTAGCAGTGCGGTCAGAATCTCATTGCTACCCGCAAAATGGTTGTTGTTGAAGAATTTAGCCAATTGTACCGATATTCTCATGTATTCTTCCATTTCCGACATCGTCAGACGCACGACATGCGGATAATAATAATATCGGCACAAAACACCCTTGTCTATGGCCTCCTGCATCGAATACTCGTAAGTAAAGCCATTTTCTGCGCCAAAGAAATGATAAAGCGTCTGGTTCGCTTCTTCTTCAAACTGGCGTTCGGGAGTAGCCGACAAACCTATGCGCCGCAAATAAGGGATGCCATCCAAGATGTTCAACATCCGGCGTGAGCCCATATTGTGGGCTTCGTCGGCAATCAGCAGCAACTTTGTCTTCGGGAACACAGACAACGACTTGAAGACCTTGTCTTTGATAAACGAGGCGTATGTGGAAATGATTATGTATGATAGATTGTTGTCACTCCCTTTCAATCGTTCGCTTAATGTAATCGTTTCTATCTGCTCCGCCCATTTGGAGTTCTTGGAACAAACCCGTATGACGTTCCTGAAATTGAATTTCTTGCACTCCTCTTCCCATTGGCCAACAAGCGTAATCGTAGGCACAAGGATTATAGCTTTGTAATAGCCGCACCGCTTATATATTTCAAGTAAACAGTTGAGCGACGTGATGGTTTTGCCTGTACCTGTTGCCATTGCAAACAGCCCCTTTTGCTTGTTTGCTTTCCAGTTCTCAAACGCAAGGTGCTGGTATTCGCGAGGTCCTTGCGAGTAGGGAAACCGAGGTGCAGCTTCCTTTCCCCTTTGTATCTCATTTTGATGGATTCGCTCGATAATGCTTTTCACCTTATTCTTGGCTCGACCGAGGAACGCGGTCACAGTTTTAGGCAAGTCATTCTCCAATCGGTCATTGATGAGTTGTGCTTCGTCTGCCAGCAGTTCTTGTATATCTTTGTTTTTGTAGGTGTCAGTAATATGTGTGCGGATATGGTCTGTATCAAGATAAGTCACGCTCTCGTCGTTACCAAAGAAAGTGCGTTCGAAATCGTCCACAACATCTTTAATGCGACACACATCGCTTTGCCCGTCCCAATCGCAGAAAGCAGTGATGCTCTCGATGTTGGCAATAAGTGCCGTCTTCGAGAAGTTGCATGAGCCATCGAATGCCACACGGTTTAGTCCATCGAAGAACACGCCGCACTTGGAATGGGCTATGCCCTCTCCAGCTTTTGGTACAACCACTTTTATCTCAATGCGGTTATGACGAATCAGCCAAGCAAGGCATTCGAAGAAATGCTGGTTGCGCTTAGACAACGTGTCGCTCATACCACCCAAATCTTGCAGGTTGAAGTAATCCACATCGTCGCACGAGTCTGCTACAATTATCGCACGCTTATCCTCGGTAGATAAAATATCGTTGATAATCATGCGCATCTTTCCTCCATTATAAAGAAACGCAGCGAAACCGTCTGCCAGTACATTGATGGCCGATGAGGAAAAGAAGCCCAGCTTCAGATCAAATTGCGTGGAATTACACAAAGCTTCGGAGAAGAAGCCCAAAGGCTCCCATTCTGTCCGCGACTTGAATCGTCGGCTATTTGGCCAT